GCCAATTAGTAAGAACAGGTTCAAGGTCTGGCAGTGCATATCAATATAACGCAGATAGAATACAAATTGGCGCAGAAAAGTTAAGTTCAAACAGATATTTTAAAGGAGATATAGGAATATCTAGTTTATACAATAGAGCATTATCTGCACAAGAAATTTCACGTTTGTATGATTTTGGTAAAGATAGATATTTGAGCGAACCAAGTGTGTATGCAGATGCGTGGCTTACATTTGAAATACCAGACAACGTAGTAAATACAACAATTTTGGATGCCACAGATAATACCACCGGTTCTAACTGGACTCTTTCTGGTGCATTTCCGTACATATTTAGCGGATCTAACTTTGTTCAAAACAGAATAAATAAAGTAAACAATAGAACCATTCGTGGTAATAGAAGTATTACATTAAATCCCACTTATGGCGGAGGCATAAATACGTGGTTTCAATATAATTTTCCAGCATCAAGTAGAGTATCAATTAGTATGTATACAAGGTTTGCTTCTACCGGAGGCTTTAATTCTGTAGTTTATGGCGATTTTGGAACTGATTCAATCACGATGAGTAGACCAGGAAACAACGAACAATATTTGATGGGTGTACAAGCACTGCCAAATTCATATTACAGATTAGATATATTGTTTGAAGGTGGTAAAGGATATACGAGACATGTATATGATGTAACTGGCAGTTTTATTGGACAATCTTTTGCTTCCAGCACAACGGCAACTATATCATATTTTAGAGCGGGGTGGTCAAATCCAAGAAATAACTATAGTCCTTCTGGCAGTTATAATTTTGACAATGTAATAATAGATTGGACTACTGCAAGATTTCCTTCTTTGGCATAATATATAATAATGTATGAGTTATAGCAATGGACCAAGAATAGTAACAAATGGATTAGTACTGCATCTTGATGCTGGTAATAGCATATTACTATCTACCGCAGCCAAAAAATTAAAATAAAAAATTATGAGTGTAATCGGAGGACCACAACTTTCAACAAACGGATTAGTGATGTGTCTTGATGCGGGCAACGTAAAAAGTTTTGTCAGCGGTAGCACAATAATGTTTGATTTGAGTGGATTTGGTAATACAGGTTCGTTGGTTAGTACGGTATCATATACAAGTTCTTTCGGTGGAGGCATAGTTAATAACAATACGGCAGGATATGTACGAGTAAACGATACTCCTTCAATTGGCTCAAACATATTGCGCACAGTTTCTATATCCGTGTGGTTTCGTCTTTTTGCCAATAATTCGGATCACTCAATATTAGTAAAAATGCAAAGTAGTAATGTTGACCGACAATATTGTTTGTTTATACAAACTGGAAATAATACATATTTTACCACAAACGACGCCACGGGAGAACAGCAATTTGTAGCAACTCCAAATTTTCAAGCGAATACAATTTATCATTTTGTTGGAACAATAGACAGAACAAACAGAATAGTAAATCAATATGTAAATGGGGCGTTGGTTGCGTCTTCAACAAATGCTGTACGACAAACTGACATGGACTATTTGAACGAATTTGTTGCAATTGGTGGACACAGAAATTATCCATCGTTCAATGGAGTAATACACTCTGCACAAATATACAACAGAGCATTAACTGCTTCTGAAGTTTTTAATATGTATCATAGCACAAAAGGAAGGTTTAGATTATGAGTTATAGCAATGGACCAAAAATGGTGACAAGTGGATTGGTTTTTTGTGCCGATGCTGCAAATGTAAAAAGTTATACTAGCGGAAGTACAATTTGGCGAGATTTGAGTGCAAATGATAGAACGGGTTCGTTAATAAACGGGCCAACATATAGCACATCTAGCCTAGGAAGTATTACATTTGATGGTACAAATGATTATGTAAGTTTTGGAAATATACTGGATAATATACCATCAATGACTATATGTTCTTGGTTTAACGTATTGGCTCCATTTTCTAGTAGTAAATACATAACCATATTTAAAAAATGCAATGACATATTTGGTGAGGCGGGGTGGGCGTTATATGCATTTAGACCTAGCACCCTTTCTACTAATTTTCAAACGCTTGTGCTGTGTCAGAGCGATTTTGGAAATGAATTTAATCAACCAACCACAACGTCGGTATTTAGTTTAAATACGTGGCTATATATGTGCGGTAGAGTAAATACATTTAATTCTATAGATGTATTCATGAATGGAATACAACAGGGAATTGGTCCGTATCAATTTGGAACCATAACTAGTATATCCAATACTGCGATTGTTGATGTTGCTCGCGATGATATAAGTGGAGGAAATGTAGTTTATGGAAATATGCGAACTGGCATGTTGCAACTATACAACAGAGCACTGACCAATGCAGAAATCTTGCAAAATTACAACGCAAATAAAGGAAGGTTTGGATTATGAGTGTAGAAGGCGGACCAGATATTATTACAAATGGTTTGGTATTGTATTTGGACGCTGCCAATAATAGAAGTATTGTTAGTGGCAGTACTACTTGGTTTGATTTGAGTAGAAATGGTAATACAGGTTCATTAGTAAATGGACCTACGTATAATAGTACTAATGGCGGAAACATTGTATTTGATGGCGTTGATGATTATGCTTCAACAACACGCACCTCAACAACATCTTTTACTTGGGTAGCGTGGTTTAGAACCAATGTAGTTTCTAGTGGATTTAAAAATATCATAAGCGTAAGAACTCCATCATATATGCTTATGTTGATGGACGATGACACTAGCGGTATGGGATTTTGGGCATCCGATACTTTGACTAGCGGACCATCGTTAAATATGACAGGAATATCCGCCAATGTTTGGTATCACGCTACTTTTGTGAGAGAAGGGAACTCTATAACAAATGGATACAAGACATATTTGAATGGGTCTTTTAGGGGCAGTGCTAATACTGGTACGTGGAGCAGTTCTGACCCTATCATAATAGGAGGAAGAACTGATGGGACGCAATTTTTCAACGGCAACATTGCAGCAATTCAGATATACAACAGAGCACTGTCCGAAAAAGAAACCCGCCAAAACTATCACGCCACAAAAGGCCGTTATGGTTTATAACATTCTTTATATTTATATATACAACCTTAACAATTATAATAAATAACATATGAGCGACATATACGAAAACAGAGAATATCTTATCTTTCCAGTCAGCGAACTAAATAAAGTTGACTTTAGTCAAGTATTAGAAACATCAGCAGATACAGTACGTAAATCTGTAGATGAAACTAAAACATTTGTAAAATGGAATGGTGAAGCACCAGCATTTGTAGCCACAATGACTGGCACAGAAGGTCCATATACACATGCTGAAATACTTGATATATTAAGCACAAGTGAATGGTCCAGTCCAATGACTGGTAGCCTACCATAATATTTTATATGCCAGACTATGGTCCAAGAATAGTTACCGATGGTTTGGTATTATACCTCGATGCTGCTAATAACAAGAGTTATCCTGGTAGCGGAACAAGTTGGGCAGATTTAAGTGGAGGTGGTAATATCGGAACCACTTCTGGTGGACCCACATTTAATAATGCAAACGGAGGTAGTCTTGTATTTGATGGAACAGACGACTATGTAAATGGCGTACACAATGCTCAAGTTGACACAACAGGGAACATGACCGCCGAGGCTTGGTTTTATATTTCTTCAAATACTAACGACTGGGTTAGAGTTTTTGGAAAATCTGATGCAGTTAATAATTCAAATAGAACATATGGATTATGGTATAATATTGGAACATCGGCTTTTTTGTATCAAAGATATGGAGGTAGTCCTATAAACGCTCAAGCCATAAGAACAGTTTCTACAAACACTTGGTATCATATGGTTGGAACGAGCAATGGAACATCTCATGTATTGTATTTAAACGAACAAATTGCAGCTTCTGGTACTGCCGGTTCTACATTTTATTCGACTACAACTCCATATACGGTTGGATTTGCTGGCTTTCATGCACGTTTATCTGGTTATGTATCTTCAGTGCGGTTATATAACCGCCCATTATCAGCAGTAGAAGTCATTCAAAACTACAACGCTACAAAAACAAGATTTGGATTATGAGCTATTATAACGGACCAACTATAGTTACGAATGGATTGGTATTGTATCTGGATGCCGCCAATAGCAAAAGTTATCCGGGCAGTGGAACTTCGTGGGTTGATTTAAGTGGAAATAATAATACAGGTTCTTTGATAAATGGACCAACGTATAATAGCAGCAATAATGGTAATATTATTTTTGATAATACAAATGACCAGTGCAATATTACAGCCAGTTCTGGAATATCCACTAATACTTTTACATATGAAATATGGTGCAGACCAACTTCTACTAATTTACAACCTGCAACAGAATCAACTTTAGGTACTGGTGCGGGATTAGGAACTTCGCAAAGAAATGTGATTGCTCCGGCAAATTATGGCACCAATTCTGGTGCAGGTATATCAGTAGGAACAAACTCTGTGGTTGTCATTGAACACGGAAATTCTTTATTGGCTCCTATATTAATATATACCGCCTCTATACCAAGTACAACATTTTCGCATGTAGTTGCTGTATACAACAATAAACAACCCACATTGTATTTTAATGGTAGTTTTGCAAGAACTGGATTATTAAGCCCAAGAACTACGGTGTATGGAGATTATACTCGTGTAGGTTATGGAGATTATGGTTATTTTTCCGGAGGAATTGCTTCGGTTAAGGTATACAACCGCGCATTATCTGCCTCTGAAGTTCTTCAGAACTATAACGCAACAAAAACAAGATTTGGACTATGAGCATAGAAGCACCAATCAAGACAATATCAAATGGTTTAGTATTGCATTTGGATGCGGGTAATAATAAGAGTTATCCAGGTTCTGGCACTATTTGGGTTGATTTGACCGGTAATAATTATACGGGCTCATTGACTAATGGACCGACTTTTAGTACAGATGGTGTTGGTTCTATAGTTTTTGATGGTACAAACGACTTTGTAAATCTTGGAAACATATTGGATAATTTACCAACTATGACTATTTGCACTTGGATAAATGTGAATTCTGTGCCTGTGGGTGTTAATACTTTTTTTGGTATAGTCAAAAAAGCAGATGATATAGGCGTTGGTGCTGGATGGGCATTTTATTATACAGGAAATGGAGGAAACGGTAGCACTACATTTACATTATGCACTATGATACAAGGAGCTGGGGGAACAACGGTTAATCAATTTTGGACATCAACTGTATTTGAAAAAAATAAATGGCTATTTTGTTGCTCTCGTGTGCCAAGTTTTACCGCTACTATAGAGATGTTTGTGAATGGGGTAAAACAACCGAATGGGAGTTCTTTACGTAGCGGAACAGTGACCAGCACTTCTACATCAATATATGTTGATATAGCAAGAAATGATGCCAGTATTTATGGAAAATATGGAAATCATAAAACTGGAAATGTAATGATATATAATCGAGCATTATCTGATGCAGAAATCCTTCAAAACTACGACTCAACAAGATCACGTTTTGGTTTATAATAACCACAATAATTTTATATATCTATATTTATATATAATAAATTATGCCGTCAGATATTCTTATAATTCCAAATAGAAGTTCTACTACTGCTGCTCCTGTTATACAATTCAGCGGCAGTCAGGCTAATACAATAAGATTAGAAGTATTAACTTCAGGTAGTATTGCTTTTCTTGGTAATTCAGGAAGTTTGTTTAGCATATCAGATAGTCTTTCTGGTAGCTTGATGGCAGTAAGTGATATTTCTGGATTACCTATTTTAGAAGTATTCAGCGACGACAGAGTAGTAATGGGACGATATAATACAAATGCTCTGGTTGTTACTGGCAGCAGTGTTGGTGTAAGAAAATCTCCATTACATAATGCCGCGTTGGATATAAGTGGTAGTGTATTTATAACCGGTTCATTGAGTATGAGCGGTAGCATGTTTATAACAGGGTCTATTCTTACTTCCGGCAGCATAGGTATAAATAAAGGCACTCCAAATTCTTCTTTGGATGTTAATGGGAGTGTACTTATCACCGGGTCTTTGTTTGTTACTGGATCTATACTTGATTTTAATGGAAATGTAAGAGACATCCCTCAAAATTTGCAAACTGCCGGATATACTCTTGTCGGAACAGATAATGGAAAACATATATTCACTACCGCAAGCATAACCGTACCTGCTTCTGTATTTAATATTGGTGATGTTGTTACCGTCATAAACAGCGGCTCAAGTACATTATCAATTACACAAGGATCTTCTGTATTATTACGTCAGGCGGGCACCTCAAATACAGGAAGCAGAACTTTGGCATTATATGGTATTGCAAGCATTACTTGTGTATCAAGCAATACATTTTATGTAACAGGTACTGGACTGGTTTGATATTGCTTATGAGCATGAATTCCATAAATGTTTCGTTGCCGGGCCAAACATTTACAAATACCGTAAATTTTACTTCTACTACAACTTGGACGGTTCCATATAATGTTACTCAACTATATGTAAAATTGTGGGCAGGAGGAGGTGGTGGTAACGGAGATACCAGAACTGGTGGCGGTAGTGGATTTATCGGAGGTTACTTAAGTGTTGCACCAAACGATGTGTTAAATATAGATATAGGAGCGGGGGGTCTCGCTAGAAATTTAACGGAAAATTGCGACATTCCGAGAGGAAAAATTCATGCGGGGGCTGGTGGGGGAGGATCTAGAATATATAAAAATGTAGATTCGTATTTTATTGCGGGAGGTGGAGGTGGCGCGGGAGAAAGTGGGAATGGTGGTGTTGGGGGTGGTACAAGTAGTCTTGGCGGAAATGCTTATTGTACCGGCTGTCACGATGAAGACCCTACGGCTGGGGCTAATGCTAATTTTTCTGGATCCATTATGGCTGGTGGCGAGCCAGGTAGAGATAATTCATGCCCAGATGAAGAAGACCCTCCAAATTATCAAACCTCGACCGTAGAATCTGGTGGGGGTGGTAGTGGATATGCTGGTGGTGGGGGTGGTGGGCAAGGTGCTGGAGGTGGCGGCGCAACTTCTGGCTTTGAAGGAGGCTATCTTGTATCAAATATAAGCGGTAGCGGAACCAATCCGGGAAATAATACCGATCCTGACTATACTAGTAATTATGGCCAAGGTGGAGGCGGGAGTGGTGTTCAAGGCTATATAGTAATAAAATATTAAAAAATAAAACATATGAATATATCATGGCAATATAACAACTTCAATGTGTATAACACATATAATGGTTTAAACGATGTAGTTTATAGTTACGGTTATGTTGTAACTGCTACGGATAGCGCTTCTTCAGCATCCAATGTGGGTATAGTACGACTCGTACTAGGTGAATTAAATTCTATAGTACCTTTTAATCAACTTACACAACAAATTGTACAAGGTTGGACCGAACAATTTCTTGATACGCAAAAAATAACAGACAATCTTATTGAACAAGTAATTGCTTCAACGGCACAAACCACACAAGGATTGCCAGCACCTTGGAATTAAAATACTTGATTTTTTATACAAAATTCTGTATATATACATATATAAACCGTTATAAAACATTATGGAACTAAATACACCAAACATACAACAGCCTGCATCACTTGAGCAAAAAATATTTGATGCAGTAGAAATACAAGAACTAACTGCTATTCGCGAAGCATATGAACAAGCTACTATTTCGCTTGGTCAATTAGAAATGCAAAAGCGTGAAATAGCCAAAACAGAAAAGCGACTTAATGAACGATTGGCTGCTATAGAAGCCCAAGAAAAAGTATTTTTGGATAAGATCGTAGCCAAGTATGGCGAAGGTACGTTTGATATTAATACAGGCGCATTTACGCCAAGATCGTAATAATAGTTATATTTATTATAATACCCAAAATCCTCCATATTAGTGGAGGATTTTTTATTGTTTGAAAAATTAGTGTCATATTTATATTTACAACTTTTTATATAGGAGTTAAAAAACTATGGCAATCGAACAAAATGGAACATATAGCCCTTCAGAACGAATCGTTTCGCCTGGTGTATTCACCAGAGAAGTAGATCAATCGTTTCTTGCACAGGGCGTAGCAGCAATCGGCGGCGTGGTAGTAGCCCCATTCCCAAAAGGACCGGGATTTTCACCAACCGTAATTAACAGCGAAGGTGATTTAAGCACCATCTTCGGTGATGCGGACGGCACACTATACGGCCCAATCACAGCCCAGCAATATCTTCGTCAGCAAGGACAAGTCACAGTTGTCCGCGTTGGCGGTCTTTCTGGATACAATCAACAGAAAGCATTGTTTGTCACAGCTACACCTGGTCAATATGGACGCTTTCAAGAAAATTCGGTAGTTTCTGGTTCTCTACTTGACGCAACATTATATCCAAATTCTGCGGCAAATAGCGTATTCAAAATTACTGGTAGCGTTAGCGTAACATTTGATAGCGGTTTCTATGAGGATGAAACCATCGAAGTTGGTACACTACAAGTTGCTACATTTGCAAGCTCTTCAACAAACCTATACGGAGCAGTTACTGCTTCCGATGGTTGCTTGGATTACTTCTTTGCCACAGCTTCTGCGACAAATACCTCATTCACTATTTCTGGCGATGCTCCTTGGAACGGTTCAAGATTGTCTTCATTGACAATCCGCCGCATACCAGGTGCTTGCGATTTTGAACTTGAAATTGAAGGTGTATTAACTGGCTCATATGGTGCGTTCAATCCAAACGCATTTACTCCAGGTGTTGGATTGACCGAGGATGGGTGTGGAAGTTCTTCTTATGCCACCGGAAGTGATAGCGTATTGTTGGCCGTATTGGCAAATACCGCATATGATCGCAGTCAGAATCTATATGGATTCAGCGGATCTTTGCTATCAACATCGTCGGTCGTTTCTGTCACCGCCGATTTCTCGTTGGCGTTAAACACTATCTATACAGATGGAAGCGGAAATACGGCAAGTTCTTCTTATGGTACATATCAGTTCTCATTGGACGAAGAATCAAACAAATATATTACAAACGTGTTTGGTACTGATCCAAAAGCTGGTTATGTTCCTGTTGCTGCTGGTCAAAAGATTGAAGCAGCATACACATACAAAAACTTCAAACATCGTACCAAAACAATTATAAATCAAATGCTTGCTTCTGGTAGCTGGAAGATTGCTATTTTTTCTCGCGACGCAATGGATTTTGAAGATGGTATTGAGCCAGCAGATGGAACTTCCGCATTTGATCTCACAAATGCATATACTCCGTTCATTCGCTCACAGCTAATTGCTGCCTTTACTGGTAGCGGAGTGTCTTCGAGTGCTGCATATGATCTATTCAAGGTACATACTCTGACAGATGGCACCGCTGCAAATACAGCATATAAACTTGAAATATCAAACGTAAAGTCACCTGGTTCTGTACCTGGCACCTCGTATGGTTCATTCACGTTGGCGGTTCGCAGCTATAGTGATACAGACCTAAAGCCTGTATATCTAGAACGTTTTGATAATCTAAACTTGGATGTCAATAGTGCAAATTATGTTGCTCGTCGTATTGGTGACACATACAACTATATCGACTTCAACGGTAAGATTCTGGAATTTGGAGACTTCCCACAAAAGAGCAAATATGTTCGTGTTGAAATGGCAACTGCTCCATGGCCAGTTGACGCAATTCCATATGGATTTGGTCCATATGCCACACCAGTCGGCGGTGATTATGCTCGTTTGGGCAAGATTCCTGCGATGCAATACTGCTCTGCCTCGGCGTACTTGTTACAGCCAGGTAGATATGCTTCTGGTGTAGTATTCCAACCAGCACCAGCACAAGCAGACGCGGATCTTGCTGCTCTATATCCAAATGGATCTAGCGTCGGTCCAGAACTAGACAATAAGCAATACTTCGCTCCAGTACCACAAGGTTCTGCGGTAGGAGCTAATGTTGCGTTTGACCTAGAAACATATTGCGGAGTTTCTCCATTGTATGTTGCTTCTCAAGAAAATACAAATGTTAAGAAGCGTCGTTTTGTTCTAGGATTCCAAGGTGGATTTGATGGTCAATCGCCATCTGTTCCAGTATTAATTGGTAATGATATATTGCCAACAAATCAACAGGGACTAGATTGCTCTACGTCAACAAGTCGTGGTACATATGCTTATAGACAATCAATTGCTGCTTTAAGCAATGCGGATGAGTTTGATTTCAACCTCATCACTGTTCCCGGCATTAACTACGAAGACCACGCATATGTAGCAACTTCAATCGTTGATATGTGCGAACGTCGTGGCGACGCATTCTATATCATGGACATTGCTCCAAATCAAACAGCCGGTGCAACTGCTATTCAAAACGTAGTAGATCTGGCCGGTCAGTTTGATACAAACTATGCTGCAACATATTATCCTTGGGTCAAAGTTACTGAGACCAATAGTAACAAGATCATGAACGTTCCTCCTTCAGTAGTAATGATGGGCGTCTATGCCGCCAACGATAAAGTTGCCGCTGAGTGGTTTGCCCCAGCAGGTCTAAATCGAGGCGGTATCCCAACGGCTGTGTCTGTAGCAGATAGATTGACACACACTGAACGTGATACTCTATATGAAGGTCACGTAAACCCAATCGCCGCGTTTCCTGGTCAAGGCGTTGTGGCTTGGGGTCAGAAGACACTGCAACGTAATCCAAGTGCATTGGATCGCGTAAATGTTCGCCGTCTATTGATCGCGTTGAAGAAGTTCATCGCTTCTTCTTCAAGATTCCTAGTGTTTGAACAGAACGTAGCAACAACTCGTCAACGTTTCTTGAACATCGTCAATCCATACTTGGAAAGCGTACAGCAGCGTTCGGGTGTGTATGCCTTCAAGGTTGTTATGGACGACAGCAACAATACACCTGATCTAGTTGATCGTGGCATATTGTATGGTCAGATCTATATTCAGCCAACACGTACCGCTGAAATGATTGTATTGGACTTCAATGTACTCCCTTCGGGTGCCGTTTTTCCGAGCGCATAAATCATAAAAAATTGATTACAAGAAACCCACTTTTTAGTGGGTTTCTTTTTTATATAGCAAGATTTCATCATTTTGCCTACCGGTTCATATATTTATATTTATATGAAAACAAATTATGGAAACCCAATGTCAATAAATAAAATTTGCGAATGGACCGGTAAATCTTTTACTGTTGATTGGAAGCACAGAAATAAAAGATTCATAGATACAAAAGCAATGTATGCTTGGAGAAAATCGCAAAATCACGAAATTGTAAATTGCTTAAATTGCAATAAACCGTTTGACAGATATAAAAGAATACTACACCCAAGATCTGGAAAATTGCAGCAATATTGCTCAAATGAATGTAACAGAAGTTCAAAAGAAAAGAGAGAAAAACTTAAAATTTGGATAAATGACAACAATCCTATGAAAGATCCAATCTCGGTTGAGAAAATATCAAAAACCAAACTAGAAAAATACGGAAATTATAAATACAACAACCCAGAAAAAGCTGCAAATACTTGTATGAAAAAATACGGAACCGCGTGCTATTTTGATAGCCCTTCTGCTATATTATCAAACGGAAAACGCATATCAAAGTTTCAAAAACAAACGTATGATCTTGTTTTATTAAAATATCCAGATGCAGTTCTTGAAAAATATCTAAAAGACGTTCATTGTTCTGTGGACATTTATATACCTTCGATCAAAAAAGTAATTGAGTGCTATGGGGATTATTGGCATTGCAATCCTAAAAAATACAAATCAGATTATTATAATAAATCTTTGCGCATGACAGCAAAAGAAAAATGGGACAAAGATGCCATTAAAACAAATAAGTTAATGTCGGTCGGTTACGATGTCGAGATAGTTTGGGAAAACTCAAAGAAAAAACTTGTGCATTCAACAAAACCGTGATATTTATAAAATATGCATATACTCCTAAAAAATCTATTGAAAGAAGTAGAAGAAAAGTCTCCACTTAAATATCAAATGTATGTGGATATGGACGGAGTTCTTGTAAACCTTGATAAAGGATTCAAGGCAGTTTCTGGCGGATTATCTCCTCAAGACTATGAAGCAAAAAATGGCAAAAACACTTTTTGGAAAGTAGTAAATAAAAATCCTAATTTCTGGCTTGACCTAGAACCATTGCCAGACGCTAAAGTTCTTTGGGATTATATAAAAGATAGATTCAAAGATCCACCCGCTGTTGTACTGAGTGCAGGCATCGGCACAAAAATAAAAGAGCAGAAAACTGCATGGATACGCAAGCATATAGACCCAAGTGTTCAAGTTATTATTGCTTCGTCCGGCGTATCAAAGCCACAATATATCATTGATAGAGCGGATGTCAGACTTACTCATATACTACTTGATGATACAGACAAGAATATAACTGCTTGGGAAAATTCCGGTGAAAATAGAATTGCTATTTTACATAAAGATGCGGCGAGCAGCATAAATAAGATTAAACAGATTGTGTCTGTATGAATCACGTTTCGCTAAAATCTTTGCTGCTAAAAGAACAATTTCATGTATCCGACATGGTTATGCTTGAAAAGGCGTGCAAGGCTTTTGCAGACGTATTAATAAAAAACAATATTGTAGCACATCAACATAAAGACCTTACAGCAGCAGATACTCCTATATCTCAGTATTCAGAAGATATAGCAGAAGTTGTTCGCAATGAAGTAATCAAATGGATGGATGTAGCAAACAGACGAGGTGGAAGATGAATTATCCTTTATACAACGACAAACTTGCTCCTATATGGAACATCAATGAAGATGGTGCGAGACTTGATGACGAAGTAAGAAAATCGCTCATCAAGATCGCGATGGATTTTGTGCAGGACTTAAAAAAGAACCAAGATATAAACATCAAGACAGAAGACATACTTCTTATTGGTTCTATTACCAATTATAACTGGACGCCATATTCAGATATTGATCTACATATATCAACTGATTTTTCCAAACTTGATATGAGCAAAGAAGACGCACAGGCGATGTTTGATGCGATTAAAACTGGTTGGAATAGCAAGCACGACATTGTGATGAAAAACTTTGATGTTGAGTTATATGTTGAAGATATAGGGGCAGAACAGGTATCTGCATCAAAGTATAGTGTTCTACGAAACGAATGGATAAAAGAACCAAAGAAAGAAAGTCCAAACTTCAACAAGTCACTTATAAAAAAGAAGTATAAAGAGTACTCAAAGAAGATAGACGACTTGATGGATGCAGACAGCGAAAAGCCGCTAAAAGATTTACTTGACAAGATATACAAGTTTCGTCAAGCAGGATTAGACAAGGGCGGCGAACTAAGTGAAGAAAATATTGTATTTAAGATACTAAGAGCAAAAGGTAAGTTAGATAAACTAAAAGACACTATATCGGCGATTTACGACGATAAGATGAGTGTCGATGAAATCGCCATGAACAATAGTTATTATGAGAAGGATGTTCAAGACGCGGCAGATGATATATATGCGATTGCAAAAGCGTTAAAAGTATATCCAGATATTGAACCATATATCAAAAAGATATCATTAAAATACAAGAAGTATTCGGACGATGTGCATATAGACATCGCAAGGGCATTTTCAAAGCTTAGAAAACAACAAATAAAAACATCTTGACATAATATATCGGCGTGATAATATGTCGGTATGCTAAAGAATATCAAGTTTGCCCGGTTTGGTGGGCTTAGTTCAGTCAATCAAAAGGGATATGATTCGAACTGTGATGGCTATCATTCTCCTCCCGCCAAGCGTGGCTTTTATGCGTTTCTTTGGCCGTATTATGAGTTCTTTCTTCTCAGCGGTGGATTATGGACAAACTATCCTTGGTCAATAGGCACCAAGTTCATTTACTTAAAAGACGCCAAGGGTAATATCATTGACGAAAATCATCCTGATCATGAATACTTTTCCAGCACAGGAAAGTATTGGAGCATTCCCACCAAAGAATGGTATTTTCATCATAAGAAACATCCTGAATATGAAGACCCCGAATATGATGCTAAGTTAGAGGCACATTGTATTGATTGGGAAACAAATCACGGAGATAAGCCCAAGTGGGTGTTGGTCCAAAAGCCTTCGCCCAGAATCTTTGAGTACAAAGGAAATATCTGGCATCATTTGACCTGCTATCTCGGACCTTCTGGTGCGTTGAAGCAGAAAGGCGGTTGGACTCTTTCGCCATTTGACGAATACGCAAAAGCATTACAGAAAAACATGCACGCTGGTCGCAGGACACAGTGCGAATACAGTTCCAAGAAAGGATTGCCGAAGTCTAACAAAAATCCTTATGTGGGAATATCCAAAGATCATTTAGAAGTTTTTATTGAGAAACTTTAGTTTGCCACACCCATTTACTATGTCCACAGTCCCATATTCTATCAAATCCATTCATTTTCATATTTTCCCACTCGGACAGCGATGAATCGAACGATAGTAACTTTTTATTTAATTTACCTTTCTGCCAGTTTATTCTGCTTTGTAAAGAACGATATCCGTCGATGGTATAATGATAATTTGGTGGAGTATTGTTTGCAAAATTAAATCCAAGTTTAAGATATGTTTCTCCGCTGAAATATCTGCGGTCACTATATGATACTATGCTTTTTGGATTGTATGTTCTCAGGAAATATGCAAAAAGTCTAGAACTGCCACCAATAACGGTTACGTCAATTTTATTACAAAATCTGCTCATTTCCCATTCTACAGTCTTGTCAAATCTGGATTTTACAAACGTCATCGCAGATACAAGTTCATCATTGTAATATAATCCAATTTTAACCGTAGCGTGATCTGTGCCTTGTAGGTGATTTTCATTCAAGAATTTTGTTTTTTCTGATGGATTTATTTCTCTTATCTCACACTTGCGAGCATATATTACTTTGTTTTTCTTGACTAAGATCGCGGCTAAAACAGATTTTGTTATATCTTTCTTATTCATCCACTCGTTCTCAAATATATGAATAAGGCGTATTCCTTTTGTAGACGCCAACTTAGTTTTATTCAAATGGTAATTTTTGTTTTTGCCACCTCCAACTTCAGCGTGCCAATATAACCCATCCGTTTCTATAGCAACATTCTTGTTGGGAAGATATATGTCCAGTTCCAACGGAGATAATATTGCTCTGTTATTTGTTACAATAGGTTCATTTGGTAAAATAGAACGTATGTATTCAACAACATCGTGTTGAAAATCTGACATACTCTTGTCACACTTAGAACACTTTACATCCTTACCATTACACAAGTCGTGAGTTTCTGTGTTATTACATCTCTTGCATTTGAATGGATATTTTTTGTTATACTTCTTTGTAACGCCGTTATAATCCTCAAACGTAAATTGCAAATCAAAGTTTTTAAATCTCTCGGATGATATAAATTTTTCAAACATCAACTTTTTGTGCGAGTCTTTGTATTGCTTGCTCTTTGATGCGTGTTCTATTCCATACTTTGTAATGCAAGTTTTAATATACTTTTTTTTGTACTCTTCCGTCTTACGATAATTGTCTACTCCATACTTTTCAATCATCGTAGTTTTCATAGCATCTATGTTGTTGTAATTTTCATCTCCAAATCTTTCCAACTTTGATGTTTTTACTTTTTCAACAAAATCTTTCATTTGCGGAGCATATTCTACTCCGTATTTTTGAAGCATAGATGCTTTATAATTTTCCAAGGTTTCTTTGTTTGTTGCCATTGGATGTCCGCCATACTTTTCAATAAAAGTGGATTTTACACCATCTCTATTTTTCTGTTTTACCTCTGTATTATTTACAGAACAGACTCTAGAACAAAATCGTTGTGTATTTCTTTTTTGATATTTTACCTCGTAATTTTTGCCACAAGTATGACATTTTAAAGATACAAAATCTGGATTTTTCTTTGGTCTAGCCATATTTAGGTTCGTATGCTGATAAATAGTATATAACATATAAAAAACGTCAACATATATTAAAGATGCTTTTTATTTATATGCATAGACAATAACACTTAACCCAATAAAATACTATGGCACAACTACTAGAAGCAAATCAAATATTCTTTACAGCATTTGAACCAAAAGTTCAAAATCGCTTTATCATGAATATTGACGGTATTCCTGCATATCTAATCAAAGCGGCGGCTCGTCCAAGCATCAACAATAACTCTATCAAGCTTGATCATATCAATGTGTATCGCAAGCTAAAAGGTAAGAGTGAATGGCAAGATGTTTCTATTACTCTATATGATCCAATCGTACCATCAGCCGCACAAGCTTGCATGGAATGGGTACGTCTTGCACATGAATCAGTAACAGGTCGTAACGGATATGCTGATATGTACAAGAAAGATGTACAGATTCAGGTTCTTGGACCTGTTGGCGACATTGTTGAACAATGGGATATCAAAGGAGCTTTTCCTTCAACCGTAGACTTCAATGGTAGCGGTCTAGATTGGAGTTCTCAGGAAGCGTTGCTGGTAAACGTGACTTTAACATACGATTACTGCATCCTACAATTCTGATATATTTTATATCACGAAGAAACAAGACCCAGTAGAAATACTGGGTTTTTTGTTATAAGAAACACTGTAAAAACTAATAAGCTTGACAAGATTTTGTCTACCCCCTATAACCCCGGTATTACCTGAGTGCAGCACAACTTAACTGATTGTTTTTATACATTAGTTAATATTTATATATACTTTATAAAATAACAAATTTAAACTATGAAACGAAGCGAACTAAAAGCACTGATACGTGAAACAATTGAAGAAATCATGAAAGATGATTTTGCTCCACTTGGGGTTGCCGAAGAAAAATTAACCGAAAAGGCTCCTCCCGGTATGAAAGATGATGTAAAGAAAGCGGGAAACACTCCTGAAGCATATAAGGCGGCTTGGAAGAAGTTTTACAGCCAACATGGAGATAAGAATAAAGCCAGCAAACAAATAAAAGAAATGTGGCTTGCTACTGAAGGCGCGGGTAAGCATGATGAAACAGACATGAGTAACCCAGAAGAAAAACGTGAAGTTGAGTTGGCAAAAAAAGCAAGAGATGCAGCTGAAGAAATCTTAAAAATGCACGGAAAATAATGAATAAGTCTACACTCAAAGAAGTAATTCAAAATGTGGTTGCTCATAAACTGGCGGAAACCAACGGTG